ATGCCGACAGCTGCTCTAGCTAATCCAGGATCTATAATAGCATTTGAAGCCCGTGCTGCTAGAAAAAAGCAAGATGAACTGACCAGAAAAATGAGTGACCGGCAGAAGGCTCTCTTGAAACAGCAGGAACAGGCTCAAGCTCAGGCGGCCAAAGATGAGAGGCTGACCAGAGAAAGAAGGATGGCTCAAAATGCGAAACGATTGGCGATTGGTCTAGCGCAGGGCAAGACTGGAACAGTTAAGACGAGCTCTCTGGGACTTGAAAATTCTGGAAATCTTGCAAGAAACAAGCTTGGAGCCTAAATGCCTGAAGCATCAAACATGGTAGCAGATCAGGGGCGTGGAGCCGGTAAGGGAAAAAAGAGTGAGCTAAACTATCTATGGGCTCAGCTCGATAATGAATTTTCAAGCTTTAGAACTCACTATAAAGATATTGCAGACAATATTCTACCCAGGCGTTTGAGGTTTGATGTTTCTGATTCTGGCCGTGGTGAAAAGAAAAACGACAAAATTATTGATTCAACTGCAACAATGGCTGTTCGTACATTAGGCGCTGGAATGATGGGAGGAGTAACAAGCCCTGCACGTAGATGGTTTATGCTAGGTGTTCCATTTTCTAAGCTTAAGGACAATGCGGCTGTCAAGGCGTGGCTGCATGAAGTAAGCGAAATTATGAACTCTGTGTTTTTGCGGTCGAATCTCTATAAAGTATTCCCAATTATGTATAAAGATCTTGGTGGATTTGGCACACACGCCATGGCTATTGAGGAAGACTTTGATCAGGTTGTCAGGTTTTACCCCTTCCCTGTTGGGTCATACAGGCTGGCTGTGGACAATCGCCTTCAGGTGAATGTGTTCATGCGTGAGTTTTGCTATACGGTAAAACAGGCCGTTGAGAAGTTTGGGAAAAAAGGCAAGAATGGCGAGATTGACTGGAGTAATTTTTCTGTTGATGTCCGAGAGGCGTATAAAGAAGGACGACTACTTTCACCTGTAGTTATCCGTCATTGTGTGAGGCCGAACCCGAACTATGACCCAAAGAGATCCCATATAGGGAAATTCAAAAAATTTAGTTCTGATTATTATGAAGTTGGCCATGGTGGCACAAGCCAGAAACAAAGGCAGAATCTTGATGGGAATTTCCTGAAAGAGTCTGGGTACGATTATTTTCCAATACTTGCCCCTCGTTGGGAAGTAGTTGGGGAAGACGCGTATGGAACAGACTGCCCTGGGATCACCGCCCTGGGGGATGTGAAAGAAGCACACCTTTTAAGGAAGCGCAGATCGCAAGCTATTGAGTATGTGATTCGCCCTCCAATGAAAGGTAGCACGGCTCTTAAGGAGTCTTCAGCTTCAATCATCCCTGGGAACATCACTTACATAGATGATGAGACAACTGGCGGTGACGGATTCAAGCCTATATATCAGATCAATCCTGATATTGGTGCGATATCTAATGAGATTGCAGAAGTACAAAAAAAGATTTCCAGAACTTTTTATGAAGATTTGTTTTTGATGCTGGCTCAAAGTGATCGGCGCGAAATCACCGCAAGGGAGATCGACGAGCGAAAAGAAGAAAAACTCCTGGCGTTGGGGCCGGTTCTTGAGCAGCTCAATCAAGATGTGCTTGACCCATTAATTGAAATAACATTTCAAATCTTACTGAAGCAGGGTATGATTCCTGACCCACCGAAGGAACTCCAAGGTCTTCAGCTAAAGGTAGAATATATTTCAATGATGCACCAAGCGCAGAAATTGGTTGGTCTTGCAGGACGCGAAAGATTTATTACTGCACTTGCATCAGTACAGGCGCTTGCTCCAGACGTATTGGACAAGTTTAATGCTGATAATTACTTGGATGATTATTCTGATATCCTCAATATCCCACCTGGGGTTATTAGAACAGATGAAGAAGCTGAACAGATACGAGCTGAAAGAGCAAGGCAGCAGCAGGCAAAAGAGCAGATGGAGGCAATTCAATCTGGTGCTGGAGCTGCAAAAGACTTATCTCAGGCCGATATGTCTGGCGATAATGCGTTAACCAAAATTTTAGGACAATAGGAGAATAAAATGGAAAAACTGATTTTACTTATTGCGCTGGCATTTTCTTTTAATGCCAATGCTTTTAGAGGTGTAGACCAGACGGATCTTTCAATTGGTTCGTTTTCAGAGATTAAGTGTGGTCTGAACACTGACTGTGACAAGGTGAGTGGTGCTTTGCAAATGGTAGAGCTAAAGGTCGTTAGTGTAACTGCCGATTCTACTCTTACCAAAGATGACTGCGGATCTCTGCAAATTGGACTTGCTGATGTTTCAATTACTCTGCCGGATTCTGGAAGTGTATTCGGATGCCGCTATACTTTTCTAAATGGAAATGACAGCAGCACTCTCGATCTTCATCCTGCATCTGGTGATCAGTTATTTCAGTTGACTGCGACTGTAGATCACATTGCAAGAACGACTGCACTTGGAGCCAACGTAACAATTGTTGCTGTTTCAGTTGATCAGTGGGTTGCAATTGGTGTGAGTTCACTCTTACTTCCCTGGTCTGATGTAACACCGGATTAATAGATGAGCGAAGGATTAGTTAGAAATGCCGCCGATAATAGACAAGTCAAGCAAGGTCGCAGGGCTGAGAAGATACGGCAGGCAAAACAAAACGAAGATTTGAAATGGTTGCTTGGAGAGAGAATTGGTAGAAGGCTGTATTGGAAGTGGCTTAGCAAGACTGGAGTTTTTAAACAAAGTATGGACGAACGTGGAAACAATCGGACAAACTTTAACGAAGGTCGAAGATCTGTAGGATTGAAAATGCTAGCCGATCTAACAAGAATAATGCCTGAAGCTTATACAATGATGGTCAAAGAGGCGAAAGAAGACGAGCTTCTTTATAAGTCTCGAAACAGGAATAAGGAGAACCCAAGCGATGAGTGAACAAATTTTCGAGGAAGATAAAAAGGGAGAAGAGAATGTCGGAGAAGAAAGAAAAGAAGCCAGCTCTAAAGAAGGAGAAGGTGGAAGTGAAGAAGGAAGTGAAGAAGCCGGATCTGCCGAAGTCGATAGTGGAGAAACTAAAGGCGAAGCTGATAACTCAACCGGAGACGCCGAAGCCGAAGAGGCTGAGGAGGGAGAGGCGGAGTCTGAAGAAAAGCAGCCGCTTCGCTTAGAGCTTCCAAAGGATTCAGTACTTGATGAAAGTCATGTAAAAGAACTTTCTGAACTTGCATCTGAGTTGGGATTGTCTCAAGAACAAGCTCAAACATGGCTAGAAGATCGCTCAGATATAGTATCTGAAATGCTCGAAAACGCTCAAGAGATTGTTGAGAAAAGGGCAAAAGAAGATCTGGCTCGCGCATCTGAACAGTGGAAAGAAGAACTTAAAAGTGATCCTGAAGTTGGCGGTGATAATGCAAATGAAACAGCAGAACTTGCGAAGAGGTTCGCCGAAGCATATCTGCCTGATGAACTTGTCAGCTGGTTGGATGAAACGGGGTATGGGAATAATCCTGGCATTGTGAAAGCTTTTCGCAAAGCCGCGATTGATCTGGATCTCGCTGGTGATGATATGGCCAAAGGTGGGAATGGCACGTCGAATCCTAAAAATGATAGTGAACTGTTTTATGGAAAAAGTAGTTAAATTTTAATCGGAGGAATTTAAAATGGCTAAAGTTGGAGATGGAGTGGTCACTCTTGTTGACCACGCAAAAAGACTTGATCCAGATGGAAAGATCGCAAGAATTGCTGAGATGCTGTCTGAATCGAATGAAATCATGAATGATATGCCTTTCGTTGAAGGAAACCTTGTTACGGGACACCTGGGCACCATGAGAACTGGTCTTCCCACTGTGTACTGGAGAAAACTAAATCAGGGTATCAGTCCTTCCAAATCAACCACAGCTCAGGTAACTGAGTCTTGTGCAATTTTGGAAGCTCGCTCGCATGTTGACGTTGATCTTGCATCACTCAACGGCGAGACTGGTGCTTTCAGACTTTCTGAAGCCAAGGCTTTTATTGAAGCCATGACTCAGGAATTTGTTCAGACTTTTTTCTATGGATCACCTAGTGCTCCTGAAGAATTTGTCGGACTTGCTGATAGGTATTCAGATACTACTGCTGCAAACGGTGACAATATCATCCTTGGTGGTGGTGCTGGCGCTGACAACAGTTCGATCTGGCTGATAGGATGGGCTGATGACACTATTCATGGCATTTATCCTAAAGGATCTTCTGCTGGCCTTCAGCACAAAGATCTTGGTACTCAACTAATTCAGACTGGAACTAACGGTCCGGACGTTGCTACCATGGAAGCCTATGTTGACAAGTGGCAGATGAAAGCCGGACTCTTCCTTAAAGACTGGAGATATGCTGTTCGTATTCCGAACATTGATATTTCTAATCTTGTTGGAGAATCTAGTGCGGCTGATCTGACCAAGCTGATGATCAAGTCAATTCATAGAATCCCGAACAAGAGTAAAGTTAAGCTCTGTTTTTATGCAAACCGTTCTGTGATTCAGATGCTTGATATTCAGCGCAGAGACAACGTCCAAGATGGTGGCGGACTTTCTTTTCAGAACGAGCAAGGTGAGCCAGTCATGACTTTCAGGGGAA